AAAATGTTGATTTAGATCCTGGCGAGGAAATTGATTGTGAAAAAAAAGAAAATTTAAATTACTTATTTTTTGGAAATGACTGTTTAATCACAGTGCAATCTCCGGACGTTGTTGGTGAAACTTTTACATACCAGGCGAAACAAAACGAAATAAAAGAATTAACGAGCAATAAATGTACAATTAAAAACACAAGCGATAAGCCTTGTAAGGTCGTACTATTATGCAAATCCTAAAATTTTTTAAACATAGCTACAAATATTATAAAAGTGAAAGTGACACTTCCGCAGATATAGACCAAATTTTTGGTTTTGTTCAGGCGTTGGATAAAAAGAGAAGTCAAAAGTTAATGAAAAAATTTGATGAATCCGTAGTAGCAAAAAAAGTTTATAAAGATTTACCTGATATTGAAAAAATAAAAAAAAGAAAATTTAAAAAAGGTACTTTTGGTCACGAATTTAAAAAATTTAATGCTGATATGAAACACGATCTTTTTATTGAAAGTATGAAAACTTTAACACCTAGAAATAATAAAGAAAAAAAATTTTTTAAAAGGGCTATGTTTCAACATGATTTAATTCACTTTTTGAATGATTATGACACTACGCCAGTAGGCGAGGTTATGGTTTTATCTTTTAATTTAGCTAAAGAGTGGAGATGGTCATATTTTGCAATATTATTTTCATCCTTTTTTATGGCTTTAAGAAATAGTTTTGATTCAAAAAAAATGTACCCTGGCACCCTTTATCAAAAAATTAAATTTTCTCCTTTAATATCTTTTTGCAAATTAGTGAGAGAGGGATATAAGCACGGCAAACAAACAGATTGGTTAATGACAGTAGATTTTGATAACCTTTACGATTTACCGACAAATCAAGTTAAAAGAAAATTAAATATAACTCCCTCTAAATATTGGTTATTTATTTTGCCATTTTGGACTGAGCTACATAAACAATATAAACAAGTAAGTAAGAACTATAATTAGATGCCATTATTACCAATTAAATTAAGACCAGGTATTAGAACCAACGGAACCAATTATCAAAACAAAGGAAATTGGATAGATGGTAATTTAGTGCGTTTTGAAAATGGTTTTTTAAAAAATATTGGTGGTTGGCAAAAATTAAAATCTACTCCGGTTGTTGGCACACCGATTGGCGCTTATGCTTATTTTACAAACCTAAACAAACAAGTCTTGGCTATAGGTACCAGGGAAAAAGTTTACGTTAATTACGATAATATTTGGTACGACATAACTCCAACAGGCTTCGTTGGCGATATTACAAACTCTCCTTTAGGTTATGGCGCTTATCAATGGGGTAGCGAAGATTGGGGTGACGCTAGATCACAATCAGGCCTGGCATTTAATACAAAGCCATTTAGTTTTGCAAACTTTGGTGAGGATTTAATTTTTGTTTGTGGCTCTGATAATAAAATTTATAAATGGAGACCGGACAACGGGTCAGGAACTACTCCTCCGACACCTGATAGTATTGCCGTGCAATTAACTAACTCTCCGCTAGGATCCCAAGGCGTGTTAGTAACAAACGAACGGCACGTTTTTGCTTTTGGAAATACTGCAAACCCGCGACAAATAAGATGGTCAAGCAGAGAAACAGATACAACATGGACTCCCGCCACAACAAATACGGCCGGTGACTTAATAGTTACATCCGGAGGTCTAATACAAGGTGGAGTCAAATATGGCTCAGACATTTTAGTTTTTACCGATGTTGGTTTAAATAAAATTTATTACACCGGGGCTCCTTTTATTTATGGAATAACAGACGCGGGACAAAACTGTAGAGCGGCAAGTATGAGAACAGTTGTTAATACCGGAAACTTTGTCGCCTGGATGGGTGATAACTCCTTTTATATTTATTCGGGCCAGGTACAAAGATTGCCAAGTGACGTGCACGATTTTGTTTTTGATAATATTAATTATGTATATAGGACATCATCTTGCGGTGGTCACAATCAATTATTTAATGAAATATGGTGGTTTTTTCCTAGTGGTACATCTAAGACGCCTGATAAATACGTTATTTGGAATTATATGGAGAAAACCTGGAGTATAGGAACGCTTAACAGATCATTTTGGATTGACCAGGGTGTTTTTGGTTTTCCAATTAGTGGAGACTCCTTAGGAAATTTATATGAACACGAAACTAATAGCATAAATACATCTCCAAACAATACGGCCGTACCATTTTGTAAATCAGGGCCAATAGAAATTGGAAGTGGTGACAATTTAGTGCAAGTAAACCAAATAATTCCTGATAGTGAGGCCGGTACTTTGCCTGGGATAACTTTAGGTTTTAAAGGTAGAAACACACCGCTTGGCCCGGAGACAGACTTTGGAACATTTACTTTTGAGAATGACGGATATAGCGATGCAAGATTTTCAGCAAGACAGGTGGCTTTAGAAATAACGGGTGATGCAAACCAGGATTTTGAGGTCGGAGACATTCGTCTAGATATAAAACAAAGAGGTCGTAGATAATGCCTGATTACGGAGACGATAGAGGTTTTGGCCCTAGTAAAAGTAGCAATAATTTTGGTGGCGGAAACAAAAACCCTCAAACACATAATAGTAAGGGTACGGCCTATTCTGGAAAACTTGCCGATTTTATGGGGGTAAGAAATGCACCTCCATCTGTTAGTTACAACACACAATCAATAGTACAAGAAAGAGGCGGACTTTCTCACAGATCCGTGAGCCCTAATGACCTGGCCGAAATGGCCGGGATGATGCAAGGCTTAAACAGACAAGGCAATAACACCGATGTTAATAGAGCAATGGAAAGCGCATACGGAAGATCCACAAGCCCGGCAGAAAATAGAGGTGTTTTAGGATCTTATAATTTAGGTATGGGCCAAAATGAAACAACCGGGATGGGATTTATGGATAGTTTAAAATATAACACAGTTGACCAACCTGGTTTCATGGATGCCGTCAAGGGTATGGGTATCGGTTTGTTAGGAAATGCAATAGCGCCAGGACTAGGCACAGTGCTTGGTTTATTAAATAGAGACACAAAAACAAAAAACGTTGATTTAGCAAAGGTAGACAAAATCGATAATTTTGATAATAAAAACAACAAGTTATTAAATTATGGCTCGTAGAAATTTAATTAGACCAGGCGAAGAGTTCGACCAACAATTTTTAAATTATTTGGTGGATCAGATTGAGGACATCACTTCCCTTACATTAACTAAGGGTGAAAGGTCAGAATATAACAGCAATGATGGTTCGGAAATCGTACTAGTCTCGCCTAATGGTACAAAGTATAAGTTAGAGGTAGATAATAGTGGAAGCATTACTACAACAGTCGTCACTTAAAAATGAATGGCTCAGGTGTCGTGATTACATTGTTGCGAGTGTAAAACATCAAGACCTCTATTCAATAGAAGATATAGAGGGTAAAATAGAGAACGGAACTTTCCAATTTTGGCCAGGGAAACAATCCGCATTTATCACAGAAATAAGTCGTTTCCCGCAAAAAACAGTTTTAAATCTAATTTTTTGTGGAGGTGACTACAAAGAATTAGAGTCAATGCTACCGGTCTTAGAAGAGTTTGGTAGACGTTGCGGGGCCACACAAATATTCGGAGGCGGACGCCCTGGATGGTTAAGAAAAATTAAACACCTAGGTTTTAAATCTGAACATCTAATAAGTAAGGAAATATTATGAGTAAAGGAAAAACAGTACAATCAGCACAAGTCAAAACACCAAAATATCAAGAGGACGCATATAAAGAACTTTATGATATGGGCCGTCAGGCGGCCAATAGACAATTTACTCCGTACTCAGGAGACGCGGTAGCAAACCGAAGTGCTGCACAAACAGACGCCTTTAATGCCTCAAGAGATATGTTAAGTGATGCGCAACGTTTTGATCCTACCGGTGGTTTAATGAGTCAAATCGGCAAGGCCGGACAAGTTGGTAGCGTAGGTTATCAAGCAAACGTTGGAAACGCCGGGCCTGGCAATACAAACACAATTAATAGAGGACAAGTTAGAGAATTAGGCCGTCAAGAAATTTTAGGACAAATTGGAAACTATATGAATCCTTACAATCAAATAGTGACAGACCAAGGAGTTAGAGACTTAAATAAAGCCAGGTTAAATCAATTAATGAGTGACCAGGACGCACAAATAGGCCGAGGCGCTTTTGGTGGATCTAGAGGGGCCCTTTTAGAGGCAGAAACAAACAAAAATTATCAAGAGTCTGTCGCTGATTTTGTAGCACAACAAAACCAACAAGCATTTAACACGGCCTCAGAAATGGCCGCTCGTGATGCAGATAGACAATTATCAGCAGACACAACAAATATGGGCCAGGATGCATCAATAGCAATGGCAAATATGGGTGCGTTGAACACCCAGGGAATGCAAGACCAGGCTCTCGCTCAGGAAAGATTTAACAAACTTGCCGACTTAGGTTTCGCCGGGTCACAAATGGAACAGGAAAGACTCTTTAACCAGGCAAAATTTGACGATGCAAGTTTTGACAGAAATAGAGCTATTTATGGTGATATATTAGGCGCCCAAACTCAAGGCTTAGGTGCCGCGTCTCAGCAAGGATTGTTAGATAGAGCAATAACTCAAGAAGACCTAGATTACGACAGATCAGAATTTATGAGAAGGTTAAACCAACCTATAGAAAATCTTGGCATATTTAACAGCGCTGTATCAGGTGTACCATTTATGGGCGCAACAAATACATCATCGCAAAAGAAAACAGGTGTTGGTGATGTAATTGGAACGGGCCTACAAATTGCAAGTATATTTTCAGATAGACGTTTGAAAACAAATATTAAATATGAATACACAATGACAAAAGGCTACAGAGTTTATTCTTGGAATTGGAATGAAAAGGCTAAGGAAATCGGTATTAACGATAATAATTATCCTAATAGCGGAGTCATAGCACAGGAGGTTGCAGACATTAATCCTGAGGCAGTTATTAGAGATAAAAACACCGGTTATCTGGCCGTTAATTACGAGAGGTTATAATTATGGGTTTAAAAAATTTATTTAGTGCGGATCCAATGAGGGTACAACAATTATCGGGCCCACTAGCGCCTGGTCAAGATCCGTCATCAATGACAAGAAACATTCCTGGTTATAGCCCTTTTCAAAATAAATTGGCCGAAATGGGAGGTCTTAATAATATTTTAAGCCAGGACGATATGATGAATATGAGTAATAAAGACCTGGAC